GTCATATACACACGAAGGCTCGACGCTGTGCTCAATCGAATCAATTAACTTATTAGACAATACAGAGGCAATTTTCTGTGTCGGACTCATTTTCATCAAAGGAGAAATATAATAAGGGTTTCTTACGTCTAGTCGTTCGTAACCGTTATAAATAATACGAGAATGGGGTAAATCGTTAGGAAGATAATAAACGAGCTTGTCTTTGATTGCGCCACATTTCACATTAGGTAGATAAATATCACTTCCTTTTGTACGTGAAATCGTAACATCACCATGATACCAAACATCTTCATGGTCTTTTTTTGACTTCTCTAATTTTGAAATAGTTTCTTTTATCCAGCCTTTTCCGTTTACATTGTCAATCGTATTTTGTGACATATAAGAGCAGATAATCATTGAGCCGGTATAGAATAAAGCGCCTTGCACAACAGAAGGTGCGTCGTCTGGATAACAATTCCACATTGAATGAGGAACCCAAACAGGGGCGTTTATCTCGGATACCGTACCGTCCGGCGTACTGCCTAACATGGATATATCATCAACTTCCGCAACATACCCACCATGATGGAGAGCTTCTTTTACTGATAAATCGGTACGTGACTTGAAGGCAAAATCAAGTTGTTGTTGTGCCATAAATGCGCGTAACGCACCATCTGAGAATTGTTGTAATTCTTCTTCGGTAACTTGAGCGTCTAATGCTTCTTTTGGATCAATTTTAACATGGGGGTCAAACCATGACCTATTCTGAGGAAAAGCCATACGACGTATGTCTGCGCTAAGGACTTCGGAAGATCTTGATAATTCACCAATCTCAATGGCTGAACGCCAATCTTGTTTTTGTTGTGGGTTTTTGGCCGTTCGCGTCATTGACTCCATTGAAACTTGTCGATCAACTTCCTTCCACATTCTTTCTGCGGATTTACGGAAATCCTTGCCTCGACGAGATTCTAACGTCTTTTTAATGAAGGCGGCAATATTCTCGCCGTCTTTACCTTGGAGTGTAATTTTTCGTTTTTTAACAGCCATATTCTCACCAGTTGGAAATACCAACCCTAGTATTCGTTATTTTTCTTGGCTGCGGTTTAATACTCGCAAAGCGAAGCGACATTATTGCATATCGGCTCGCACTCATTAAATCATCTCGTAAAGCAACAACCTTGCCGTCTTTACGGTGATACTGACGTCTTTCTTCAAGCCAGTCCTGTAGATTGCTAAAAACCTTCAACCTTCCTTCTTCCATGCGCGTTAACATGTCAAACAGCCCTGCCTCTATCCCATTTCCGCCCTGTCCTTCCTTTTGGTTGGGAGATGGAGGGTTAGAAAACTTGCTTGGTAGTAAGTTTAGACCTTCTGAGCGATATTGTGAAGCTAAAGGTATGCCGGAGCCTTTATCGGTGTTTAATCCGTCGTGAGGCCATGTTATCGGCATCCATGCTCCGCGATGTTTAATCGCGCTTGCATGCATAGGCGGTAGGGCTTTTGAGACACGATAAGCATCTGTAACGTAAACAATATCTTTATCTCTGTCCCATGCTAACCAAACAGCCGCAAAGGGGTGATCCCAACCAAAATCAATCCCGCATATCTGAGGCCAGTAAGCCGGAATAGGAAAAGGATCTATTTTAATATCATCCTCATTAACAGGAAAGACAAGACCTGACCCCATTAATGGGATCCCTTTTGAACGCATATCTCTTTCATGCGGCGGAAGTTGGGCTAGAAGTTCTTCTTGCCGTTCTTTGGTCATATGAGCCGCATCATCCCAGCCTGCACGAATTAAAGCCTGTCCTGTGGTGAGATTATTCATAAATCCGTCTACCACTTCGGTCACACCTTCTTCCGGTGTAAAGGTAAGCATTAATTGATATTCGCCTGCTTTGCGAGAAATAGTACCTCGGATAAATTGTGTCCACACATCTTGTGGTGGCTCTTCATCTAACCAACCTACATCGAACTTAATCCCCATGTAGGGGTCGGGGCCTTGCTCATACGCCATAAAACGAATTTTCGACCACTTACCCGAAACATGCTTAACCATTACCGCAGACTTCGCGTTAGGTACGCCTGCCTTTCTTGTAGTTTTACCAATTAGATGTTTTGGTATTGTGCCTGTGCCTTCTGCTGTTTCAGAGAAGGGGTCGCCTAATAGTTCGTTTTGAACAACATCTCTTACGGAATCATTCGATTTACCTGCTACTACACAATTCACAGCCCTAGTAAACCGCTGCCCTTGCCACCAATCAGGGTATAATCCTGTACAGTGCATAGCGACTTCAAAGGCTGCGGACAAAGTTTTCCCAGACTGATTTCCCGCCATTAACGCTCTTTGAACGGCGAGATCATCTTCGTAATCTACTTCATAAAACCCATTGGGATATTCTTGTTTTGAACGAGCATGATGAAAGGCTTTCTGAAATGGGTACGGCACATAAAATTCGAGTTTGTGTGTTTCTCGATATTCGCTTAATTCTTCCAGTGTCTTAACTAAATCGGTTAGATCGTCCATTCGCGCTCCACCCATGTACCTTTGACTTCATGCGGATCAGGCTTGCCATGAAACACAACCACGTCACCCTTCGGTACAGCTTCACACCGACTCATACGAAAAGATGCGAATTCTGTATCTTTAAAGAGATTGCCTGCCTGAATATAGTTTGAAATCCATTGTTGGTCGCCCTGCGGACATGCTTTCATTGCAGCCTCGGGGTCTTTCATAAATAGGTCGTATACATGACTGTGTTCTCCACCCGTCATCAGCATAGCAGACGAATTGTAAGTATCGTAAATCCAATCGTCGATTATCGTAAAACCCTCGTAATCAAATAAATGATTAATGTTTTTTGTGATAACGACATCTAAATCAAGATAAAGGAATTTCTCACCCTTGAGGAAATCAGGATTAAAGAGTTGTATCTTGTTCCACCAGCCTGTTTGCCCTTTTTCAAGCATCATTACTTCACAGTCCTTTTCCTCAAAAGAATCTGAAAGGCACAGTAATTCAGCATCAGAATAACGTTTAACCATAGCATTGAGAATATTAACGTATTCTACTGGATACTTTGTGCCCCAATGAATACAGACTATTCGCATACCAGCACCACATCACGCTGAACTCGTTCAACTACTTTGTACCCCTGACAGACAAGGTACTCGATAACTTCTTCCGGTGTTATCCCGTACATCAGAGGGACTTGTTTATTCTCTACCACAATTACCGGCTTATATTTTTTAATCGTTTCAAACCCACCCATTAATGCTTGGAGCTCATATCCTTCTACATCAAGGAAAATAAGGTCTGGCGCAAGATTAAGGTCGTCAATACGGATAGTTGGGACACTTCCTTTTCCAATAACCTGAAATCCACCACAATTATTTGTCATGTAACTAGCGGACTGCCCTACTTCAACAAAGTCATTATTCTTTCCTAGCGCGGCGTGGTATTTATGAATATTACCCTCAGTACAGTTTTTATCCAGGCAAGTAAAGTTCAAATCATTAGGCTCAAAGGTAAAAACGTCTTTCCATGTTTTGGCAAATTCTTTCGCAAATACACCGCAATTCCCCCCTGCCTGAATCACTACGTCTTTTTTCTTAACGTATTTATCCATTAAATCAACTTTAAACAACTCTTTAAAAATAGCCGCGTAACTGTGTTTATCGTGTTTAGGCCAACAAAGACCATCCCGCTTTTCAATCTTGAAGATATCATCGAAATTATCTTTATATGCTTTACTGGTTGGACAAGAGTATATTTTATCTCCTGTCACGTCATTAGATGCGCTCATTTAACCCCCATAATCTTAACTGATGGATGCCATAAACATCCTGTCTCTGTGAATCGCCAATTTAACGAGTTATTTACCTTTCCATCATCAAACCCCGAGTGACTCATACCTCTTTTTGGGATCCATAAATCAACTGGGACGCCTAAAGATCCTGCAATATGCACTACCGTTGTCGGAACGCTAACCACTTTATCTAAGGCTGCGACAATCGAAAAAATACCTTCAAAATCATCCTTTAGATCTATATCTGGAACAATAAGGCCTCTATGATCATCTACTCCATACTGGAGAGAAACATCACCCGTAATATCAACAGCACCCTGCCGACCAATCCATGACACTCCGACCAACCCTTTGTATTTTTCATTGGGTTCTGCGACTAGATAAGGTTCTTTCGGGAAGTCAGATTTTTTTCTACGGAAAAACGTCATTAGCTCTCCATCCAAAACTTGAGCATCAAATTCCATTGCCTCTATTTCGGTGTCGTCTGTTCCCCAAAATCCCTCCCTATAATGCTTTCGTCCGACAAATTTAATATTAGGAAACGATCTCTCAAAAATAGGGATTAATCGTTTATCACACTCCACGGTAATATCGTCACAAGGAATATCTTTAAATATTGAGGCGAATAATATTGAGTCACCCACGCCCTGCTCGGAAAGCACCAAAAGTTTTTCTACAGGCTTCCCGTCCCACCACGGAGCCAAATTAGGAATAAGTCCATCTCTAGGGTTTCTATATCCCCAGCCTTCGTAATCTAACTCGCCATTAATCAAATTCGCCATACACAGCCGGAGCATCCACTCATCGTCCAATGTCCGCATCTTGTTCTCCCACGTAACCCCTCCTCTTTTAGCATCTTTACGGAGCTTTCTTAGAAGGAGCTTCTTCTTTATTTCAGAGTCCTGAGTTCCTTGTTTGATTAAAGTCCTCATTGCAGATTCGATATTCATTTATTTTACGATCTCTCTGAACATGTTCTTTAGTTCCTGATACTTCTTAATCTCAATATAACATTGCAAACCCCAAATAGCATATTGAGGAGGCGAGTCTTTCCATGAGGAAATTGTAGACCTCTGGACGCCCAAATGAACAGAAAGCTCTGACTTAGATAACCCAGCCTCTTTTAGTAAACCCGAAAAATATGCCACTCTGACTCCCAGTAATCTGTGCATTATGGCTATTATAGTGCCGATAATCCGAAATATCAAGGTGCTAGAGAGGGCAAAAGATGGGAATAATAACCTTACTTTAGAGGGGGGATGTTATATCTACTGAAATTTGAGGGACGGCTATAGCACACGTATCACTCTACACAAGGGGGGGGTATCAACCTCACAACCATTACAGCACACCTATAAGCCACGCACAGGCTCTAGGCATACAATGAGGTCACATAAGGGTTTAAACAGCTTAGAGAGGCTATCTGTAGGTATATCAAGCCTTGATTGGTAGGTTATCAGTTAGTACGCGCCAGAACAGGGTATAAATAGAAAGCGGCATAATACCTATTATGTTAAATTAGTGGTTACTAACACGCAGGATATGGCTTAGGTATGTGGTGTAAGGGTTATACATAGCAACTAAGGAGGTGTAGAACGTGTACTAGGTGAGTTATTGCGTTGCCAGTGGGATACGTTGTGGCTAACGGGTTTAAGGGCTTAGAGAAGAGCTGAGAATAAGGGTTAAATGGCGTATGGCTGCCGTTCTTTGTGATTATTGTTTTTATTGAGGGAGGGAAGAGAGGGAAGGAGCTATGCAATATAAGTATGAATTTAAGTTATTGTAAGGGTTATCTTAATTAAGAGTAGTTAGGTTGGGACGATTAAGATGGCTGTCTGTTCTTATGGGTTTATAAGGAGTATTCAATAGATGTTATATAGTAATACGGTGTTAGTAATTACTTCTTTAATTCCTTTACGCCTTCACTCTGTTTAACCTTTGCTTGATTGCGCTTTACTTGCTTAATGGCTTCAGGTGTTATCCAGTTCTTGATAGTGCTTACAATGGACTTTTGGCTGTTCTGGCCTTTGCGCTTGCTAGTGTTTAACTTGTTCATCTTTAATAGTCTCTTTGTTTAAAGCGTTAACCAGGCTATCAGGTAATACAGTGCTAATCAGTTCTTGGGGTAATCCGGTCATTGCTATCTTTAGTCGTTCGAGTAGTTGTTCATGTGTTGCGGTCTCTTTGAGCTCAACAACTTGTACGGCATCATGGCCTGCTCTGCTTAACCATGTATCGGCGGCTTTGAGCTTAACGGCAGGTTGTTCACACTCTAAAGCTATCTTTTTGATAACGCTAAACATCTTTGGGGCTTCTAGGGCGTATTGCTCACGACTGGCTTTATCAATCTCGGTGGCGAATTTATTCTTTAATCCT